AGCCCGTCAGATATGGAGTTTCAGAAAACCAAGGAAGCGGCAGCGCGTGATATTGCGATTGCTTTTGGGGTGCCGCCGATGCTGCTTGGTATTCCCGGCGATGCGACCTACGCCAACTATCAAGAGGCGAACCGGGCGTTTTTCCGGCTGACGGTTTTGCCTTTGGTGTCCAAAGTCACGGCAAGCCTGTCGCATTGGCTGTCGGGGTTTTCGGGTGAGGAGGTCGAATTCAGGGCTGATCTGGACCAGGTGCATGCACTGGCGTCGGAGCGTGACCAGCAATGGGCGCGCGTAGGGTCCGCGGATTTTCTGACGCAGGCTGAGAAGCGCGCGATTTTGGGACTGCCAGCCTTGGCTGCGGATGAATGAGCCTGCGGGGCAAGGAGGCGGGCGGGTCGCGGTATCTTTACGACAGTTTTGATGCGGCGGCGGCGCGGATTGAGGCGAATGAGCGCGTGGCGGAACAGCGTTGGACGGGGCTGGAATACCGGCTTGGCCAGATTGAGAGCAGTCTGGAGCGGTTGGAGCGGCGGATTTGGCTGGGCGTTTACGGGGTTGTGGCATTCTTGCTTGCGCAGGGGGCCGAGGCGGTGCTGACGGCGACAATGAGGTGATATGATGGGATATTTTGAAGGTTTTGACGCACCGGAGCGGAAATTTCACGCGCCGGATGTGGGGCTGATTGTGACCGATGGCCAAGTGATCGAGGGCTATGCGAGCCTGTTCGGTCTGCGCGATCAGGGCGGCGATGTGGTGCAAAAGGGCGCCTATGCGGCCAGTTTGAAGGCGTTGGCGGGGGCGAAGCGGCGGGTCAAGATGCTGTGGCAGCACGACCCTTCGCAGCCCATCGGTGTTTGGGATGAGGTGCGCGAGGACGGCACGGGGCTTTATGTGAAAGGCCGCATCCTGGCCGATGTTGAAAAAGGGCGCGAGGCGGCTGCATTGCTGGCGGCAGGCGCGATTGACGGGCTTTCCATCGGATACCGCACGTTGCGGGCCGAAAAGGATGGCAAGGGCCAACGGCTTTTGTCGGAGCTGGAGCTTTGGGAGGTGTCGCTTGTCACCTTCCCGATGCAGCCGGAAGCGCGGGTGGCGGCGAAAAGCGATGAGCTGGCCGAGATCTGGCGGAATATGGCGCAGATCTTTGAGGATGCGCGCCGGGAGTTGGCCACCCGCTGAAGGCGGGGGCTTTCACGACTGAAACCCAAGTGAGGAATTGAGATGACCGAGACAAAGGCTCGGGCCGGGGAAGATATGTCCCCCGCCCTGCATCCGGGTGCGGAAGTGAAATCCGCCATGACTGGATTTTTGAGGGAATTCAGCGGCTTTCAAGCCGAAGTGAAGACAGCGTTGCAACAACAGGAAGAGCGTATGACCATGCTTGATCGCAAAACGATGACTTACGGGCGTCCTGCCCTTTCCGCGGCCGCAGAAGGCGACGTGCCGCATAAAAAGGCCTTCAACGCCTATTTGCGTTCAGGCGATGATGACGGGTTGCGCGGCCTGGTGCTGGAAGGCAAGGCGCTGAACACCTCTGTCAATGGCGATGGTGGCTTCCTTGTGGACCCGCAGACCGCCGAGAGCATCAAGTCGATGCTGGTGTCCACCTCGTCCATTCGGGCGATTGCCAACGTGGTGAACGTGGAATCCTCCAGCTTTGACGTGCTGATTGACCGCACGGAAGTTGGCAGCGGTTGGGCCACGGAACTGGGCGCGCAGCTTGAAACATCGACCCCCACGATTGAGCGGATTTCGATCCGTTTGCATGAATTGTCGGCAATGCCGAAGGCCAGCCAGCGATTGCTGGATGACAGCGCCTTTGATGTGGAAGGCTGGCTTGCGGGCAAAATTGCCATGCGGTTTATCCGGGCCGAGGCCGCGGCCTTTGTTTCGGGGGATGGCATCGACAAGCCCAAGGGGTTCTTACTGCCTGCGAAAGTGGCGAACGCGTCCTGGGCCTGGGGCAGCCTTGGCTATGTGGCCACGGGGGCTGCAAGCGATTTTGCGGCGACCAATGCTGCCGATGCGATCATCAATCTGGTTTATGCGTTGTCGGCGACCTACCGCGCAAATGCGACCTTTGTGATGAACTCCAAAACCGCAGGCGCGGTTCGCAAGATGAAGGATGCCGATGGGCGTTTCTTGTGGTCTGACGGTTTGGCGGCTGGTGAGCCTGCGCGCCTGATGGGTTACGGCGTGCTGATCGCCGAGGATATGCCGGATATTGCGGCAAATGCCTATGCGATTGCCTTTGGTGATTTTGCCAGCGGCTATACCATTGCCGAACGCCCCGACCTGCGCGTGATGCGTGATCCTTTCAGCGCCAAACCGCATGTCTTGTTCTATGCAACCAAGCGCGTGGGCGGTGATGTTTCCGATTTTGCGGCGATCAAGCTGCTGAAATTCGCGGTGTCCTGACCGGCACTTAGCGATGGCTTGGCCCTTCGGGGCCGGGTCTTTGGGTGCGTGCTGGGGTTGGGCCTTTGGGGTTTGGCCCTGACCCGGATCGTCTAGCTGCTCCCACCCGTTCGAGCGATGCGGGGTGCGCACCCAGACTTTTGGCAGCTTTTTGGAGAAACAGGATGATGTTGATCGAGCAAACTACGGTTCCCACAGCGGCCTTGCCGGTGCAGGCGCTGAAGAACCATCTGCGGCTTGGCACCGGGTTTGCCGATGACGGGATGCAAGATGGCCTGGTTGAAAGCTATTTGCGGGCCGCGATGGCCGCGATTGAAGGGCGGATTGGCAAAGTGCTGATTTCGAGGGGCTATCTTTGGAGCCTTGAGGATTGGCGGCACGGCGGCGCGCAGGCGTTGCCTGTGGCCCCTGTGACCAGCATTACGCAGATTGCGATGATGGACCGGGCGGGTCTTGTGGCGGTGGTGCCTGCGGATCGCTACCGTTTGGTGCAAGATACGCACCGCCCCCGCGTGCAGGCGGCGGGGCTTTTGCTGCCGCAAGTGCCAATGGATGGCCGCATCGAGATTGAGTTTGTGGCGGGCTTTGGCGCGACCTGGGGCGATGTGCCGGCCGACTTGGCGCAGGCGGTTCTTATGCTGGCGGCAGAGTATTACGAGCGCCGCCATGAGGGGGGGCAGCGCACCGATAGCGGGTTGCCGATGGGCGTAGTCACGCTGATTGAGCGCTGGCGCACGGTTCGGGTTCTGGGGGGGGCGGGGGCATGAAGGCCGTGCATTTGTCCCGCCTTTTGGTGCTGGAAGACCCGGTTGAGGCGCCAGATGGTATGGGTGGCATAGTGCGGACCTGGGCTGTGCTTGGCACGGTTTGGGCCGAGGTTTTGCCCGGCACCGGGCGCGATGTGGCCGGGGAGGAGGTTGTGATTTCCTCGGTTCCCTACCGCGTCACGGTGCGGGGCGCGCCGCAAGGGGCGGGATCGCGGCCCAAGGTGGGGCAGCGGTTTCGGGATGACATGCGTATTTTTGCCATTCTGGCCGTGACCGAACGGGACGAGGGCGGGCGCTATCTGATCTGCTTTGTGCGCGAGGAGGTTTTGCCATGAGCTATGGATCGGCGGCGGCCCTGCAATCTGCGGTTTACGCGCGCTTGACGGCGGCTGCGGCGCTTGCGGCGGTGCCTGTGGTTGATGCGATGCCCTCGGGCGGCGGGCTTGGCACATTTGTGCTGATCGGGCCGGAGGAGGTAATTGACCAATCCGACAAGACCGGCGGCGGGGCGGAGCATCGGTTGAGCGTGGCAGTGATTTCGGATGCGACCGGGTTTGCGGCGGCCAAGGCGGTTGCTGTGGCCGTGTCGGACGCGCTGGACGCGGCCCCTTTGGTGCTGACGCGGGGGCGGTTGGTGTCGCTGATGTTCTTGCGGGCGCGGGCGCAGCGGTTGGATGCGGGCGGCGCGCGCCGGATTGATCTGAGCTTTCGGGCGCGTGTCGAGGATTGAGTATTGCCCACAAGTGGGCGTGATTGTTTCAAAAAATGGAGATGAGCGATGGCTGTGCAGAGCGGAAAAGACCTGCTGATCAAGCTGGATATGATCGGGGACGGGAGTTTTGAGACGATCGCGGGGTTGCGCGCCTCACGTATCAGTTTTAACGCGGAAACGGTTGATGTGACAAGCCTGGAAAGCAGTGGCGGCTGGCGCGAGTTGCTGGCGGGGGCGGGGGTGAAGACCGCGTCGATTTCCGGCTCGGGCGTGTTTCGCGATGCAGGCACGGATGAGCGGGCGCGCCAGATTTTCTTTGATGGCGAGATCCCCGGATTTCAGGTCATTATCCCCGATTTTGGCATTGTCGAAGGGCCGTTTCAGCTTTCGTCAATCGAATATGCGGGCAGCCATAACGGCGAGGCCACCTATGAGATGACGATGGCATCGGCGGGCGCTTTGACCTTCATGGCTTTGTAATGGCGAACCCTTGGACGGGCGAAGTGGCAGTGAGCCTGGATGGCAAGCGTCATGTGGCCAAGCTGACGCTGGGGGCGCTGGCAGAGTTGGAGGCCGTGCTGGAAACGGGATCGCTGATTGAGTTGGTGGAACGGTTCGAGGCGGGGCGGTTTTCCACCCGCGATGTGCTGGCGCTGTTGGTGGCGGGGCTGCGGGGCGGCGGGTGGCAAGGGTCGGCCGCGGATTTGCGGACCGTGGAGATTGGCGGCGGCCCTTTGGCAGCAGCAAGGGTGGCCGCCGAACTGCTGGCCCGCGCATTCGCGGTGCCCGGTGAGGTATGACGGCGATTGATTGGGCAGGGCTGATGCAGGTGGGGCTGCACGGCCTTGGGATGCAACCCCGCGATTTCTGGCGGCTGACGCCGGTGGAGTTGCGCATGAAGCTGGGGGCGGCGGCCAGTGCTGCCCCGTTAAGCCGCGCGCGCCTGGAGGATTTGGCGCGCGCTTTCCCGGATGTAAAAAGGGGGCCTGTTGATGGCTGATATTGAGAGATTAGAAGACCAGATCGCGGCGTTGGAGGCATCGCTTGACGGTGCGGGCGGCATGGTTTCGGCCTTTGACGGCGAATTGGCGCGAATGCGCGAGGGTTTGGCGTTCACCGGGCGTGAGGTGAACACGCTTTCGAACAGCATCGGCGGGGGCCTACGACGGGCGTTTGACGGCGTGGTGTTCGATGGGATGAAGCTGTCGGATGCATTGAAGGGTGTAGCGCAGACGATGATGGACACGGTTTATTCAATAGCAATGAAGCCGGTGCAGAAGGCCCTTGGAGGCTTGCTGGCGAATGGGGTCAATTCAGTTCTGGGTGGTGTCATGCCTTTTGCCAATGGCGGTGCGTTTGCCCAAGGCCGGGTGATGCCTTTTGCCAAGGGCGGCGTGGTGTCTTCACCTATGAATTTCGCGATGCGGGGAGGGATGGGCCTGATGGGCGAGGCGGGGCCAGAGGCGATCATGCCCTTGGCGCGCGGTGCGGACGGGCGTTTGGGCGTGCAGGCGGGGGGCGGTGGCCGCCCGGTGACCGTGGTAATGAACATCACAACCCCCGATGTGGGCAGTTTTCAACGCAGCCAAAGCCAGATCGCGGCGGGGGCGGCGCGGGCGTTGTCACGCGGGCAGCGGAACAGATAGGGGGCGGAAATGGGTTTTCATGACATACGCTTTCCGGCGAACCTGAGCTTTGGGTCGGTCGGCGGGCCGGAGCGGCGCACCGAGATTGTGACGCTGGCCAACGGGTTTGAGGAACGCAACACACCTTGGGCGCATTCGCGCCGCCGCTATGACGCGGGGGTGAGTTTGCGGAGTCTGGACGATGTGGAAGCGCTGATCGCGTTTTTTGAGGCGCGGCGCGGGCAATTGTTTGGCTTCCGCTGGAAGGACTGGTCGGATTTCAAATCCTGCCTGCCGTCGAAAGTGCCGGATGCGATGGATCAGATCATCGGGATCGGTGATGGCGCGCGGTTGACGTTTTCCTTGTCCAAGATTTATGTGTCTGGCGCGCAAAGCTATACCCGCCCGGTGGTGAAGCCGGTTTTGGGCACCGTTCTGGTGGCGATTTCGGGCGATCCCAAGGTGGAAACGATTGAGTTCGATATCGACACCAACACCGGGCTGATAACGTTTCCAACCCCCCCGGATGAGGGGGTGCGGATTACGGCGGGCTATGAGTTTGACGTGCCGGTGCGGTTTGATACCGACCGCATTCAAACCTCGGTCGCGTCCTTCAAGGCAGGCGATGTGCCGTCGGTGCCGGTGGTGGAGGTGCGGGTGTGATGGCGGTTATCAGCACCGGGCGTGAGGGGCTTTTTGCGCATCTGGAAAGAGGGGCGACGACCGTTTGCCACGCCTGGGAAATTCGGCGCAAGGACGGGATTTGGTTTGGTTTTACCGACCACGACCGCGATCTGGCCTTTGCAGGCCGGGTTTACAAGGCGGAAACGGGGCTGACTGCGCGGGCTTTGCAGCAGACCACGGGCCTGTCGGTGGACAACACTGAAGCCATGGGCGCGCTGTCGGATCTGGCCGTGACGGAGGCCGATATTCTGGCGGGGCGTTTTGATGGGGCGGGGCTTGTGGGCTGGCAGGTGAACTGGGCCAACCCCGAGGAGCGCGCGCTTACGTTTCGCGGCACGATCGGAGAGATTGCGCGCGCAGGCGGGGCGTTTCAGGCAGAATTACGCGGTTTGACCGAGACGCTGAACCAACCGCAAGGCCGTGCGTTTCAGCGCAGTTGCGCCGCCGTTCTGGGTGATGCGAACTGTGGGATTGACCTGTCGCTTCCGGGGTTTTCGCATGAACTTGCCTTGGAAAGTGTGACGGAAAACCGGGTTTTCCGTTTTGCCACGCTCTCGGGTTTTGAGGCCCGCTGGTTTGAAAAGGGGCGGCTGATCGTTGTGTCTGGTGCGGCGCAAGGTGTGGTTGGCATCATCAAGAATGACCGGATGCAAGACGGGCAGCGGATGATCGAGCTGTGGCAGCAGATCGGGCCCGCTTTGGCCGCAGGCGATATACTGCGGTTGGAGGCGGGGTGCGACAAGCGCGGCGAGACATGCAGCTTCAAGTTTGCCAACTTCCTGAACTTCCGGGGGTTTCCCGATATTCCAGGGGATGATTGGCTGACGTCCTATCCCGTTTCCAGCCAAATCAACACGGGCGGGAGTTTGGTGCGATGACGCCGCAGCAGATGCGTGTTGTGGCAGAGGCGCGGGGTTGGATTGGCACGCCTTATGTGCATCAGGCCAGCCGCAAAGGGGCGGGAACGGATTGCCTTGGCCTGTTGCGGGGCATTTGGCGCGTGCTGCGCGGGCCGGAGCCGGAGGAGGTGCCGGCTTATACGCCCGATTGGTCCGAACCGGGGCGCGATGAGGTGTTGTTGCGGGCCGCCCTTCGCTGGTTGCGGCCCAAACCTTTGGCGCAGGCCGCCCCCGGCGATGTGCTGTTGTTTCGGATGCGGGCGGGAAGTGTTGCAAAACATCTGGGGATTGCGGGGGCTGTGGCGCCCGCGCCCAGCTTTATCCATGCCTATACGGGGCATGGGGTTATTGAAAGCCCATTGTCAGAGCCTTGGGCGCGGCGCGTCGTGGCGCGGTTTGAATTTCCATAAAGGAGTGCTGTGAATGGCGACGATTTTGCTGTCAGCTGTTGGAGCCGCCGCCGGGGCGGGATTTGGGGGCACGGTTTTGGGCCTGTCGGGGGCAGTCATTGGCCGCGCTGTTGGGGCAACCTTGGGCCGCATGATCGACCAGCGCCTGATGGGGGCGGGGTCGGAGGCTGTGGAGACGGGCCGGGTGGAGCGGTTCCGCTTGACTGGTGCCGCCGAGGGGGCCGCGGTGCCGCAGGTTTACGGGCGGATGCGGGTTGCGGGGCAGGTGATCTGGGCCACCCAGTTTAAAGAAAACAGCACCACATCGGGCGGCGGCAAGGGTGCGCCCAAACCGCGCGCGACCAGCTATTCCTACACCGTCAGCTTTGCCGTTGCCTTGTGCGAGGGAGAGATTTCGTCGATTGGACGGATCTGGGCAGACGGGGTGGAGATTGACCCCGACAGCATCAACTTGCGGATCTATCGCGGGACGCAAAGCCAGGTGCCGGACCCGAAGATCGAGGCGGTGGAGGGTACGGGCAATGCGCCAGCGTACCGCGGGATTGCCTATGTGGTGATCGAAGACCTTGATATTTCACGCTTTGGCAACCGCGTGCCGCAAATGACGTTTGAGGTGATCCGCCCTGCACAAGGTGCCTTTGCCGAGAGTACCATTGACCTTGCCCGCGCCGTGCAGGCCGTGGCGATGATGCCCGGCACCGGCGAATATGCGCTAGCCACCACCGCACTGCATTACGCGGATGGCCCGGGGATCAGCCGGAGCGTCAATGTGAACTCCCCTTCAGGTAAAGCGGATTTTGCAACCAGCCTGCAGCAGATGCGGGGGGAGTTGCCGCATGTGACATCTGTGTCGCTGATTGTGTCATGGTTTGGCAATGATCTGCGCTGCGGCAGCTGCCTGGTAGAACCGAAGGTAGAGCAAACCGTGCAGGATGCGGCCCGCATGGCGTGGCGTGCAGGGGGCATTGCGCGCGGGCAGGCGCAAGAGATCATGCGCGAAAACGGGCGGTCGATCTATGGCGGCACCCCGGCGGATGCATCGGTGATCGAGGCCATTCAGGCGGTGCGGGAGGGCGGACAGGAGGTTATGTTCTACCCTTTTGTCTTGATGGACCAATTAGCGGGAAACAGCTTGCCCGACCCTTATTGCGATGTGGTTGGCCAGCCGAAACTGCCATGGCGGGGGCGGATTACACTGTCGGTGGCACCGGGGCGCGTTGGCAGCCCGGACCAGACTGCTGCCGCCATTGCAGAAGTGGACGGGTTTTTTGGCAGCGCGCAGGCTTCGGATTTTGCGGTGTCTGGCGGGATTGTTTCTTACACCGGTCCGTCGGAATGGCGCTACCGCCGCTTTATTCTGCACTATGCCCATCTGTGCGCGGCCGCGGGCGGGGTGGATGCGTTTTGCATCGGCTCCGAGATGCGGGGCCTGACGCAAATTCGCGGGCTGGGCCACAGCTTTCCGGCGGTGGCTGCGATGATCCAACTGACAGCCGATGTGCGTGCCATTCTGGGGCTGGATACCA